TACAACCACCTGTTTGTCATGCCGACGAGCGTGCTGAATCCGCCTTCCTCTGACGGATGGACGGTGGCGGCGAGTTCAACGCATGACGGTTCCGCGTCCGGATGGATCGGCTACACATGCAGGACGGTGATGCCTGTTACTGCTGGCGGGACGCAGGTTCGGGTGACGCTCAACGCTGGAGCCTCTGAGGGGCTGAACGTCTATTCGGCGTATGTCGGGAAACTGTCCGGTTCCTACGGCTTCGTGTCCCCTGTGCAGCTTTCGTTCTCCGGTTCGAACACGGCGAACATTCCTGCGGGCGGGTCGGCTCTTGGTACGGCGAACCTGACCGTTGCCGCTGGGGATGTGCTGGTCGTGTCGTTCTACATGAACGATGCGAACGATACGGCCTCCCGGCGCACCGCTTCGCAGACGGGATGTTCCGCCTACTACAAGGTTGGGAACGACGCGGGGACGGCTGCGGCGACCGGCTACACGACTTCCAGCAGTTCCGTTGACGGCGTTTCGAAGATCGAGGTCAAGGCTTAGTCGCCTTGGGCGCAGATGTACTTGCCGGAAATCATGGTGAGCGTCCCGGCAGGGCAGGGCGGCTTTTCTTCAGCCTGTGGTGTGCAAGCGGCAAGCAGGAAGATGAGCAGGTATCGCATTCAAAAATACTAACAGAAAAGGAAGTGAACGTGCCAACGCCTGAAGTCGAAGCAGTCAAGGGGGCCATCGAAGCCGCCGATCCGTTCTCCCTGAAAGCCCTCGTCCCGACCCTGTGGATGATCGTCATAGCCGCTTTAGGCGGGGTGGCGAACTTCTACCAGAAGGTCAAGACAGGGAAGGCGCGGGCGTTCAACGTGATGGAGTTGATAGGAGAAGTCCTCGTTTCAGCCTTTGTCGGGTTGATTACGTTCTGGATCTGTAAAGGCTACGGTGTGAACGAGTGGTTGACCGCAGCCTCTGTTGCCATCACAGGGCACATGGGGTCGCGGGCGATCTTCATTGCGGAGCAGTACTTTGAGCAAAAGGTCGGCGTGAAGATCCCCGAAGACCCGGATAAGACGGCCCCCGGCATCGTCCAAAGTGGATCTTGATAAAGCGGTAGACATCCTCGCCTCTGTAGTGGACAAGCCGCTGATCGCTGCGGCGTATGTCCCGGAGGCCAACTGCCTGCTCCTATCGTTCCCCGAGGGGAAAGACGTTTACATCTACGGCGACAGCCTGACGATAGAGCAGGAGGCAGCGAATTGAGCCTGCCGCTTACGCCTTTGATCCTTGAGGCGGCGTATGAGTTCCTCCGCTCCTGCCCTCCGTTCAATCGCTGGAAACTCCCCTGCGGCGAGGAGGTCGAGTTCTGCGTGATCCTCCTGAAAGACCGGGAAGGCGATCACACGACCTACAAAGGCACGACCGACCACGTTATCCGCGTTTCCTCCAAACGCATCGGCCACACGCACAGTCTGATTGTCGTGATGGCCCACGAAATGATCCACGCTCGGCAGGCTGTCACCAAGACATACACAGCGAACGTCGAGCATAACGCCGAGTTCCGCAGGCTTGCGGCTGGTGTCTGCAAACTGCATGGATTCGACCCTAAGACGTTTGTCTAAATGCCCACTCCACGCCTGTCCGTTTCAGCGATGCAGCAAGCGGTAGACGTAGCAGAACACTTCGACCAGATAAAGGACGCGGCAGCATCAATCGGCGTTCCTTACATGACTTTCAAGAACCGCCTAGACCGGGGCAGGTTGGAAGGACTCAGGCCAGCAAAGCCCCGCGAGTTCCGCCCCGTGATCCGCGAGAAGCTGGGACGGTCGCACATGGTCATACCGGACATTCAGGCGAAGCCGGGAGTCAGCAACGACCACCTTGAATGGATAGCGAACTACGCCCTTGAGAAGCGCCCCGATGTAATCGTGCAAATCGGGGATTGGGCGGATATGCCGTCACTCTCCAGCTACGACAAGGGGAAGCGGTCATACGAGGGGCGGCGGTACGTCAAGGACATAGACGCGGCCAACGACTCGCTAATGCGGTTTGAGCGGGTGCTTGAGGATTACAACCGGGCGAATCCTGAGACTGCCTACAACCCTGAGAAGCACATCACGCTCGGCAACCACGAGCAGCGGATTGAACGCGCCACAGAGTTAGACGCGATGCTGGACGGGAAGTTGCTTATGAGCGACCTGCAATTTGAGGACAGGGGTTGGGGCGTTCACCCGTTCCTAGAGGTCGTTGAAATTGACGGCATCCAGTATTCGCATTACTTCGTCAGCGGTTCGATGGGCCGTCCTGTGTCAAGTGCCGCAGCTTTACTAAAAGCTAGAGGCGGCTCCGCGACGATGGGGCATGTGCAGAAGATGGACGTTGCCTGCCATCCCCAAACCCAGCAGATCGGCCTCATGTGCGCTACCTGCTATCTCCACGATGAAACCTACTTGGGGCCGCAGGGCAACGAGGCTCCCCGCCAGATCATCATGAAGCACGAGGTCGAGGACGGGCGCTACGACCTCATGGCCGTGTCCCTGCGCTTCCTGAAGAAGAGGTACTCGTGAGCGAGAACATGTGGATGGTGGTCACGTTCATTTATTTTGTTGCAGGCGTGTCGAGTTTCTTCGAAGGCGCTCCGTGGATGGGCGGGATGTTCATGGGCTGGGCGGCATCCAACGTTTGCGCAATCGTTCACATGTTCCATAAAGGATGACCATGCCAAAAACAAGCTTGATCGTGCCTAAATTGGGGAGGATTTTCCCCGTTCTCGGGATTGCTGCGTTCGTAGCGTCTTGCGCTACGGCCCCCGCGCCGGTTGGCTTTCAGGGCCGCTGCATCCTCCAGCCCGTTGCATCGCAGGACGGGTTGATCCTTGCCAACGTGCAGTGCGAGGCGAAATGAACCTGTCTCCCCATTTCACGCTGGAAGAGTTGACCATCACGCGGCAACCTATGGACAACACGCCAGACAAAGAATCGTTGGTAAACATGACCGAAAGCCTTGCGCCGCTCTTGGAGAAAATCAGGACGATTCTCGGCTACCCGATGCACATCAATTCTGGTTATAGGTCTCCCGCCGTCAACAAGGCAGTTGGCGGATCTCCAAAGTCTGCCCATATGAGCGGCTACGCTGCCGATTTCATCTGCCCTGGCTTTGGAACGCCATTGCAGATTGTCAGGAAACTTGACGCTTCAGGGCTGTATTTTGACCAGCTCATCCATGAGTGGACTTGGGTGCATATTTCGGCAGACCCGATGCTGCGCAGGGAGACTCTGACCGCCCATTTTGGGCCAACCGGGACGACCTACACGGCTGGCGCATGAGTCCCCTGTTCCTGCCCCGCCTGCTGCTCGTAGGAGCGATCTGCGCTGCGCTTGTGGGATTGGGTGGAGTCCTGGCCCACAGGTACTACGCGCCGAAGCTGGAGGCCGAGAAACGCGCCTTTGCGGAGTTCCGTGGGGGAGTGGAGGCGCTGGGTAGGGCAGCGGAGAAACGCGCCCGAGAGACTGACGAAGCGAACCGAAAAAGGAAGGAACTAGCCGATGCTCAAGCGGTCAAAGCTAAACGCGACCTTGATGGTCTGTACGCTGCTTATGTCGGGCTGCGCGACTCCAGAAATCCCGGTAGCCGTATCCTGCCCCAGCCCGCCTCCGGTGCCGGAAGTGCTGAAGGAATCGCCTTCGACAGAACCGCCCTTGATAACGCGCTATCAAGCTTTGATCGAGGAGTTACGGGCCTCCTTAGAGAAGGCGATGAGGCGCTAGGGTCACTCAGGATTGCGCGGGAGTGGGCTGCGGGGCGGTAGGCTTGTGCTTGTCGCAGAAACGCGCCAGTTCGCCAAATAGCATTACTGCGCTCGGCGCTGCAACATGGCGGCTCCATCCGGGATGCTTGTTTAACTCCGCCCAAAGTTCATCAATGTTTCCGGTGACATCAGGATGAAAGTTCCAATACCTGATGCAAAGCGCCCTTAGTTCGTCGTACTCCATCATCCCTCCTTACGCTCGTCAGGGGCGGCGGTACGTTTGTAATTTTCAGGAACGCCAACACTGACTACCGTTCCCGGACGCAGATTCACCCCATACCACTCATCCCGCCGTATCGTCGCGCAGTCGTAGGCGCACAGACAGGCCATCATGTAGTCCGCGAGGATGAAGTCCGGCGTATTGGATCCGTTGTCCCGTGCGGCTGCTCCTCAGACAATGGCGGTCGGCGCAGCGCAGCAATAATCTCGTGCCAGTGATGCTCGGCAGTCTCTTGCAGCCAGAACGATGCGGCCTTGAACGTAGTTTCGTCCCCGCGCAACGCAGCGGCTTGCTTGGCCCCGTACTGGCTGGCGAGTTTTTCTATCCAGTCATCCATATCGTAAGTCTCCTTATCGGACTGCACGTAACTGATGCTTCCCTGCGCTCTTAGCAATGAAATACCTCGACCAACAGGGCTATAGAAGCGCAGCTTCTCGTCCTCGTCCGGCTCGTATCTATCGCTCATTTCCGTCGCTCCCCTCGCGTATACGGGCCACGGGCGGATGTCCATAGTCTCTTGGCTCGGTAAGCGGCACATCCTTCCTTCCGCACCATCCGCACCCATAGGTTCCGTCCGGTTCGTGAAACGTGGAC